GGCTTCATCAGTTCTTTCATTCGACTTTCTACTTTTTTAAAATCAAGTTGCTGTTTCATTTTAAATCCATTCTGGTGGCTGACGATCAGTCCATTTATGTAATTTTAATTTACCGTGTCGGTAATAATTGCGATAACTTTTAACAGGATCATTAGCAACTTTATATTCATCAGGCATGCACGAAGGCATAGGCGTCCAATCAAATTCTCCTAAATTTTTAGGAGGCGACTGGAGCATATATGATAGTTCGCCATGACATTTATGCTGTTTGCCATAACGATATGTATACTCATCCATAAGAGCAAAAAAATGTTCAGCAAGCCAATGGTAGTTTTCTATAGAAGTGCGACACCAAACAGCTGAAGGATGATTTATATGAGTCGCCTGATATAAAACATTATCACGAGCATCGTGCATAAGCCAGATTTTCTTTTTGCGACCAGTTTTGGTCACGCCTTGTTGTTCTTTGCCATCAATAACACGATGAGCAGTAGAAAGAAGTTGTGCCGACTCTAAGATCATTTTAACGACGTGTTTGTCGACTAATGATTGAGCGGCGATAATTGGGTCGGTGTGTACATAGAAAATGTTCATTGTTTCCACTTTTTAAAAGCAATATCCCTGTGGTATTTGTTAGCTCTATTATAATACGTGATTCCATTCAAATAGTCAAGCGAATGTTGGAACGTTCTTGCAGTAAGACCAGTAAACATTTCTGTTACTGTTTCGCCATTTGGTAATTGGAATCTTACCTTAACATGTTGTGGTCTTTTTATTTTAACAAGAAGTTTAGGATACATCAAGCAGCTTTCTTCAAGAATAACCTGTTCTTCGCTTTGAACAACGATTCTTGGATTAAAACATACGAAATTTTCAGGCTGACCACGCATACCGAAAATACGATACGGCTGGCCAACTTGATTTGCTGTTAAAGTAATAGCATTGTTGTCATACATTGTTTTAATAAGATCCTTCGCAAATTCAATAGGATCAAATGGTGGTTTAATAAAATCAAATTTTTCGCATTCTTTAATTAAAATAGGATCAGTATTATCTACAATTTTCATGCTGCAATCCTCGAGAAGTTTTTGTGTTTTTCAAATTTAATAACATTGTTGAATTTATCACTGATTTGATCAGTTTTATGACTGATGATAAATGTATTTGTATCAGTTGTAATAGTGTTGAGAATTTTCATAAATTCTTCAGTTCCATTGCTATCTAATGAGCTATCAAACACTTCATCCATGATAAGAATATTGGTGTTAATTGAATTGCGAAGTTTAGCAACCGCTCGCCACGTGAACAATATCGCAAGATTAATACGCATCTTTTCGCCTTCACTAAAAGAAGCATAACTAAATTCATCTCTATGTCTTGACTTGATAGTTTCGTTAAATTCTTCATCAAGTTCAAATTGAACAAAGAAATCCATCGCTGAAAGATATTTGTTAATTAGCTTGTTAATGATAGGAATATATTGGCGGATAATTTTTGATTTGATGCCACTATCTTTAAGAAGGATAGCAGCCGCTCCGTAAATATTTTTTTGATCATTTAGTTCATTAGTTCTATCAGCAATTATCCCAAGATCTTCTTCTAGCTCATAAAGTTTACTTGTATCTTGTTCTTCAACAGTTTTATGAATAGAATTTATTTCTTCAATCAATTGATTTGTGTAAGTAGTCAACGAATTAATTTTTGTTTCAACAACATGATAATCCATTACCTTTTTTCTGACTTTGGCATTAATTTCAAACATGTTTTTTATTTCGGTATTTACTTTATCATATTCTTCTGAAAGTTTAGTAAGACCATCTTGAATTTCGACAATGTTATTATTTCTCGAATCAATAGCTTCACATTTAAAATTATAATCAATTTCTTGTTTGCAAGTTGGGCAATTATCATGATTGTTAAAGAAAGAAACTTCTTTATTAACAATAGCAAGATTTGCTTCAATTTTATGTTTTAATGACTCGAGTTTAGTCATTTTCTTTTCAAGAGTTTCAAGATCGCGTGTTTGGCTTGCTAACTCTTCTGCTTCTTTATTAATATTTTCTTTTTGAATTACCAAAGTTTTAATTTGTTCTTTTGTTTCATTAATACGTTCATTTTTATCAGCAATAATAGCATCATTGTTATTTTGCATTTCTTGCATATGTTCTTTGATTAGTTTAATCTTCTCAGAAAGAACTTTATGGTCAGATTGATTTTGAACTAGATCTTCTTTATTAACGGTAATTTTATCTTTCAACAAACTATTCATTGTTGTGAAGATTTGAAGGTCAAGAAGGTCTTCAATAATTTCTCTACGTTGACCACCTGACAGCTGCATAAAAGGTAAAAACGTAGCTGAACCAAGAACGATTACTTGTGAAAAAGATTTATGATTGATTTTAAGAATTTGTTTTTCAACAATCTCTTGATAATCTTTCATTTCTGCAGATTGATTCATCAGCTTACCGTTTTGATAAACTTCAAACACATTTGGTTTAATACCGCGAATGATTTTATAATCATTAGATGATATTGAAAATTCTACCTCAACTACCATTTCTTTACGCGTAATAGAATTAAGCAATTGTGATTTGTTAATTTTTCGAAATGGTTTACTGAATAGTGCATATGACAATGCATCGAGCATGGTAGATTTACCAGCACCATTTTCGCCAACGATCAAAGTAGTATTGTGTGTGTTAAGATTAATTTCCGTAAACAGATTACCTGTAGAAAGAAAATTCTTCCATTTTAAAGATTTAAATGTTATCATTCAACAGCCAATGCTTCATTATATAATTCTACAATAGTATTTTCTAATTTTTTCTTATTGAAATTTGGTGCATTAATTTGATCAATATATGTTTTGAAAATGTCAATAGTTGACTCTGCTTCATTAACAATATCATCATCATTTTCAAGATACAAATTAAGATTATCTTCTACAATTTGCATTTCTAATGGATTGCATTTTTCTAAATTTTCAATAAACATATCAAAGAAGTAAGGATTTGTTTTATTAGTAACAATAACCTTAACCATCTTACCTTTGTACTGTTCAAAATCATGGTCAAGGATTTCGGTAATCATTTTATCAGCATCATTATACCAAACCTTATAGAACATTCTATATGGATTGCGGATAAAAGTCAACTCTTTCGTTTTTGTATCCAAGATATGAAAGCCTCGAGGATCCTCGAAGTCAGACCAAGTAAACTCAGCATGGCTACCCAAGTAATGAATATTACCAGATGTAGAACGATGGTGATAGTGGCCACTAAGTACCGTTTCAAACCTGTCGAAGATTTTAGGATCTTCTCCATGTGAGTTGATACTTCCCTTGAACATTTCGAAGCCAGCGAGTTCCAAGTGGCCACCCACGATAGTCGCATTTGTTTTCCTTATTGCTTCAAATATTTCTTCTTTGTTTTCACTATTAATCCAAGGCAAAAGAAGAATTGGCATTTTGTCAAAAATTAATTCAACAGGAGAACTATCATAAACATGAACATTTTGATACTTACCTGATACTAATTCATCAAGAGCATTTACACTATTTGTGTTTTTGTAATACACATCATGATTGCCAGCAATCAAATGCATCTCAATATTATTTTGTTTTAATGGCTCTAGAAAATCTTCTCTAAGTCGTTTTGCAGTGAGAAAATTAATGTATTTGCGGCGATCAACCAAGTCCCCCAAATGCAAGATATTGCTGATTCCATCACGAAACAAGGTAGGAAAGAATACATCATCGAGGAATCGTTTTGAGTTGTCGTGGAATGCGATGTTGTCATTGCGAATCCCCCAATGCGTATCCGTGATTATCGCTATTTTCATTATCAATATCCTCTATCTCAAATTTCTCAATACCAGATTTTTTAGTTTTAATATTTTTCACTTCATTTAATTTATTTTCAAACGAGCTAATAATATCATTAGAAAAGTGATTACTATTCATACTAACACCTTCTTCATTAAAATCCATCAAAAATGAATTTTGATAATTTTTATGTTTGATATATGATTGTTTCTTTTCTTTAGCAATTCTTCTAATAAATGCATTCCAAGCAATTTGCGTGAAATAAGCAAAAGGATTATTATATCTATCAGGATCAAAATTATCAACTGCAGCTATACAGTTTTCAATACCATCAGCAATCATTTCGTCTTTGTAAGTATAGCTTCCGAAATTTGGTTTAGTAGCTAGTTTAGTACAAATCATTAATAGGCATTCGCCAATATATCGAGGAATCTTAGGCGCTGGTCTATTTTCGCTTGCAGCTAATATACGGGCTGCTTTATATTCTTGCATTTTTTCAAAAAGAGTTTTATTGTTAACGTAATGTGCTTTTTTCTTACGAGCAGGTTTTGCGATGTGATCTTTGATTGCTTGTGAATATTCTTTCGTCATTTATTGTACTTTCAAGTTTACTGGATAAATTTTATATTCAAATTTTTCCTCATTATAAATTTTCATACGTTCAACAAAATGTAATATAGTAAAGTTTTTTCTGGTTTTCCAAGAAAGGTCATCAGCTATATCATAAAGGGTAGCGGTTTCTTTGCTATCTGATTTACGCAAGCCACGACCAATAGATTGTAAGTTTCTTATTTTAGATTTTGAAGGACTAGCAAATATGATGTTATGCAAATTACGAATGTTAACTCCTGTACTAAAAGTCCCGTAACTAGCGACGATAATACTGGATGGTGATTGCTCCACGATTTTACGAATTTCTTCACGCTCTTCTCCATCAACGCCACCATGGACAAAATGAACAGGAATACCCTGATCTTTTAACATGTCATATAATATTTTGCCATGCTTTTCTACATATTGAAATAATAACAATGTATTGCCTTCAAGAGACAATGCTAAATTTTTAATAAAATTGTTTCTTTCAGGCAACCCTACAAGAAAATCCATTTCACTCTTATAATCTAAAGTGGTTGTAGCCTTACGCACGTTATCAGGATACTTTAGTATTATAGCCTTAATTAAGAAATTAGACAAGTGTTTTTGTTCAATTAATTTTGAGGTAGTTGTAACTGATTTAACTGCACCAAATAATCCTTCAAGAACTAACTTATGTGTTTCCGTACCGTCTAGAGTTCCTGTAAACCCAAAACGATACTTGCAATTATTAAGTTTTGTCATTATAGAAGTAAGAGATTTGGCTTTGAATAGATGCGCTTCGTCGCCGATAACTACGTCAAATAATTCGAAATACTCTTTAGGTATCTTATATATGCTCTGCCAAGTTGTACAATATATCATTGGTTTGTTTTCTTTAATTTTAAGTATTTTCAATTTTGAGTTTCCTTATAATCAATCCTTTCATATTGCCTCTTTTTGGTATTTTACCATTTAAAATATAATTAAATGTGGATACATTCCAGTCCATCTTCTGACAAATTTCAAAAACAGTCAAATCACCATCAATATCAATCCAAGTAATTCCGTTATCTTTACTATATTCATAATTATTTTTTTTTGTTAAATAGTGGTTCTTACCACTGGTTTTTTCTATTTTTTTTCTCTTTGCTTCTTCATTATACATGGGATTGTTATTAACAAATGGATTAGACCCATTATATTTTCTTTTTTTCATAGTTTTTTCGTGAATTTTTTTTATTTTGAAAGGACTATTATTTTTCATATATTCAATTTGCTTTTCTCTCGAACCATCATACCAAGATATTTTAGCTTTTTCTCTCATTTTATTTTTATACTCTTCGTCGTCCCATAACTTTTTATAATATTCACTCTTAAGATTAGATAATTCTATTTTAAGTGATTCATATAATTTCGAATTTTGATATCGATTCAATGTATTTTTAGATTTCATGTTCATACAAAAAAATGCATTTAATACTTTAAATCTATCTTTCCCGAATATAAATTTTGTCAACAATAAATGTGCTATGTAGTGTTCTCTTGCACT